ATTTACAATATATCTAACACCAGTAAAAGTTCCGACTAGGACTGATGCCACAACCGGAACTAATACAAAATTTTTCTTTAGTAAGTCTGCTAAATTCATAAACTAATCCTGCCAGAATTTTGAAACAATACTTTCCCAGATCGCTTTTAACTTTTGTTTAATTTTTTTAATCATGTTTTTTCTCCTCAATTTCGTAAAAGAAATTATCCGTATCTTCGGTTTTCCATTTACTTGTGTTTTCTACATTCCATTCAGAGGTTTGCACTTTCCAATCAGGAATATTATCTTTCACTGTGAAAGAAGGTATATCCCATATACATCGATTGTTTGGTTGTGCTGCATAGTTCCCATCGTCAAGGGCTATGATGTGAGCACACTTGTGCTCGTGCGGAATCTCTGAATGATCCGTATCTAGTATATTACTCTCTGGGTGAGCAAAATCAACAGTAAATAAGTATTGACCGTGGTGCCATTTTTTATCTTTACCTATGTATTTTCCTGCTTGACCGTCTAGAATATCCCAAGAATGCACAGAAGGATAATAAGAAAAACAATTCCAGAGTTGAAGTTCATCAAGTCTCCTAATGGGAACAGACTCCGGTTGAAAACCACGTTGAATAAAAGCCGTAATTGGGAGACGATAAAAGATTGCACCATTTTCCATAATGGCATGAAACAAGATCGACTTACCTGTAATAGCGCTAAGACCAAAGATGATACAGTCTTCAACTTCTCCATGATGTTTTTTACAATCATATAAATACTCTCTTCTTATTTGAGCATAAGTTACCGGTATGTTTGCGTTTAGATATGCCATAAAAAATCCTCATTTAATATTACCCCAATTGGTCCCAGATTCATAGTCCACTTTGTTCTTGACTTCAAGGGGCATGGTGTCTTCCATTGTTTCTTTGATTAATTTTGATTCGTGGTCCGTGGTCGAAAAACAAAGTTCATCGTGTATTTGTATGTGAGGTATTATACCTTTTTCATATAGAT